GAATTAAGTGATGATGATATTCCATTCTGATGCAGTCAGTTGATTGGCAAAGAATAGCACCTGCAGTTGCTACACAATTACTAGGTGAGCCTAGTTCCAAAAAGTCACATGAGTGGCGATATGGAACTCATGGCTCACTAGTAGTTAATATTGAAGCAGGAACATGGTGGGATTTTGAGAATGATATAGGTGGCGGAGTAATAGATTTAATTAAACATCTTAATCAAGATGTCAATACAGTTTTAAAACAGTTCGGTTATGACTTAGCATTGCAATCTAATGACTCCTTATTAAGTGGTTTTGATACCCCTAAAAATAAAACCACAAGCAATGCTAGGTCATTCTCTAGGGAAAAAATGGTTGAGCTTTATAGAACAGCAGAAGTAAAACTAAAATATGCAGATAATTTTATGGTATTGCGTCATGCAAATTTACCAATGAAATATGCACCTTTTAGTCTCAATGATGATGGAACATGGTCTATGAAGCGACCAGAGGGCAAATTACCTATTTATTTTACAAATAAGAATAAAGACAAGCCGATCATAATAAATGAAGGTGAGAAGGCTCTAAGAGGATGTGAGTCAATATATGAAGGTGATAGTGCTACATGGCATGGTGGGGTTAATAGTTGGGAGAAAGCAGATTGGAGTCCTATATACAAAAGAGAAGTTTGGATATGGCCAGATAATGATGAGGCTGGTCTTAAATGTGCAAATGACATAGGTAATATGTTAAGAAAAAAAGGTTGTAAGGTTAAGGTAGCTCAACCACCAGCAGAATTTAAAGATAAAGATGATTTATATGATGCTTTTATAAGGGGTGATTTTAAGGAGTCTAAAGATTTAGAAGATTATATTATTGGTTGTGTAGAGAAGAAACCAAAAGGCATGGTTACTTTTACAAGAGCTGACGAGGTGTTGAAGCAAGTAGATAATCCTGACTGGCTCATTAAAGATGTTGTAGAGAAAGAATCATTGATGTGTATCTTTGGTAAACCAAAAAGCGGTAAGTCTTTTATTGCTATTGCCATGGCAGCAGCTATCGCTAAAGGTGAGAGATTTTATGGCAATGAATCTTTTAGCAAACCAGTTATGTATGTTTGTGGTGAAGGTCAAAGAGGTGTAAAAAGAAGATTAGCAGCTTGGCAACAGGGAATGTTTGATCTTACTAATGTGCCTTTATATCTATCAGATAGAGCTGTAAGAGTAAATGACCCAGATGATTTTAAAATGTTAGAGCTAGAAATAGAAGCATTAACACAGCAGGTGGGTGACATAGGCATGATTGTCATTGATACTTTTCAACGTAACTTTGTAGGTAATGAGAACAGCGCAGAGGATGTAGGTAACTTTATAAATAAATTAGACGGACTTATATCACATTATAAGTGTTGTGTATGTTTGGTACATCATACAGGTCATGGAAACTCAGATAGAGGTAGAGGATCAAGTGTTATGGGTGCTTCGTTAGATTATGAGTTTAAGGTAGATAGAGAAGATAAAGCTATTGGTGATAACATACAAGAACAAATGTTTGTATCTTTTGAGCAAACATTAAACAAAGATGGACAAGGTATGTCTGAAAAGTCTTTGGTCTTTAAAGAGGTAGAGATTAAAGGCGAGGGATTAAATTTAACATCTGGGTTTTTAGAAGAAACTAACATTGACTTTAAAACCAAAAAATCTGATAAATTGCCACTAATGCAAGATAGAACTTTAAAAGCATTAGAAACTGTTGCATATATTAAAGATAATCAAAATCCACAGGATCAATTTATGCAACAAGGCGAATTAGAGGGATTTATAAAAAACAAAGCTGGAGATAATATAGATGCTAATAATATTGGTAAACATTTAAAAGCATTAAAAGAAAAAGGACGGGTATACCAGCATGAAAATTTTGGATGGCAACATATAAAATTTAAAAATAAACAACCAAGTTTTGAAGATGACTTTGAATAATCGGGAAGTCATAGGGAAGTTTGCTGGGAAGTTTACAGGGAAGTTTGTATAAAAAATGAACAATTATGAGGGAAGGAAGGGAAGGAAGTATGTAATACTTCCCTTACCTCCCTCTAAATCATCGGGAATATTATGAAAACATATATACAAGAAACTTTAGAAGATAAATTAAAAGAATTAAGAATCTATGAATTAGAGACTCGTGTTAAGTGGGGACATAGAAAACGTATCTTTAAAATGACAGGTGTAGATTTTGAGATAAAGTTTTGTAGAGCAGAGCAACTCTTAAAAGATTCTTTACGTTCTGATCCACCTAAAAAGCAAATTACTATGGTTGATATGATGATAAGAGCTTATGAGCAGTTAAATATCAAATGCGAAAAAAGTGGCTACATTATGATTCAACCTAATTGCAAATGTTTTAACTTTGATAAAAAGACAGCTCTTGTTTGTGATACAGATGACGAGAAAGGGGTACTAGAGCAAATACATAAAAAAGAAAAAGATATTATGATATTTAGCATAGAAGAATTATTAAGATGTATCCCCCAAGATTTTATGAGAGCAAAGGAGCTATTAAGCAAATTAGATAAATCAGTCAATATACAGAGAGTTGATTATGGGAAAAATTGATAAAGTTCATATAAAAAGATATGAAAAAAACATAAGGCTTATTCAGTCCGAGATTGAATCCCTTGCCATCTACATTGATAAAAAGAAAACAGAACTAAAAGTGTGGGAAAATGCAAAAAATAAAAAATAAAGATATTACAGTTTGGTTTAGTTGTGGAGCTGCAAGTGCTGTAGCAGCTAAGAAAACTATTGATTTATATGGAGATACAAACAGGGTAAGGGTGGTCAATAATCCTATTAAAGAGGAGCATGAAGATAATCAGAGATTTTTAAAAGATATTGAGCAATGGTTGGGTGTGAAGATTGAGTTTGCAATTAATCCAAAATTTCCTGATTACTCATGTGAGACTGTTTGGAAGGAAAGAAAATATATGGCTGGTAATTTTGGAGCACCATGCACTACACACTTAAAGAAGCATGCAAGACAGGTTTGGGAGATTAATAATCCAACTGATTATATTGTTCTTGGTTTTACTGCCGATGAAGAAAAAAGAGCTGTAAGGTTTAGAGACAATCAAAACGATAACTTATTAACTGTATTGATTGATGAGAATATAACTAAGCAGGGTTGTTTTGATATTTTGTTAGAAGCTGGAATCAAACTACCTGAGATATATTCTTTTGGCTATCCCAACGCTAACTGTATTGGTTGTGTTAAGGCTAGTTCACCTACTTATTGGAACTTAGTAAGAGAAACATTCCCTAATGTATTTGAAGAACGCATGAAGCTATCAGATGATTTGGGTGCTAACTTGGTTAGATATAAAGGCAAAAGAATACCTCTTAGAGAACTGCCAGTAGATGCTAAAGGTAGAGATTTGAAATCTTACAACTTTGAATGTGGTATTTTTTGTATTAAGGATAATGACCATGACTAAATGGCATGGTGGTAAGGGGTCTGATCGTAGGCCAGAAGATAAAAAGAAGATTGATGCAAATTGGGATAAGATATTTAAAAAGAAAAAGGAGAAGAAAAAAAATGAGTAAGAATAAAGTTGATTTAGTGAACGCACCACCACATTACAACAATGGCGGTATTGAATGTATTGACTACATAAAACAACAGTTAGGTGCAAATTACCCATCGTATCTTGAAGGCAATGCCATTAAGTATTTGCACAGGCATAAATATAAAGATGCTAATATTCAAGACTTAGAGAAATCTATTTGGTATATTAATAAATTAAAAGAACATTACGAGAACTTATAATTAAGGCAAATTTAGTATTAAGGCAAATTTAGTATTAAGGCAAATTTAGTATTAAGGCAAATATGGATATACAAGTTAAAACCGATTTAAAGAAACTGCAAAAGAAAATGGACGTTTTGCAAAATAAAACTTTTAACAAAGTTTTGAGCGAAGGCATGAATTTTACTGGCGCAAAAGTTGTAAACGCCCAGAGAGAAATGCTTTTAAGAAAACTAGAAAAACCTAGAAAAACATCTATCACTGCGATTGTTATGTCACAGTTTGCTAAACCTAATAAAACAGGCTTAAAGGTAACAGTTAGGGTTAAAAGTTATGCCACAAAGTTTTTATATTATATTTACACTGGAGAAAATGAACCTGCAAGAAGTCAAAGTTATCCGTCTCCTACAGATGATGGCATGGCTAGAAGAAACCAGTTTGGTAATATTGTCACACAAAGAGGTATATTAAAAAGACTTGATAAGACCAAGGAATCACAAAGGAAAGGATCTCGTTTTATAGGCGTACCTAAAGGAGAAGGTTCAAAAGTCTATGGTATTTGGGAAAGGCAAGGTACAAAGGGTAGGGGTGGCCTCGATCTTCTTGTAGCTTTTACTCCATTTATTAGACATAGAAAGTTTATTGATTGGTTTAAGTTATCGCAAAAGGTAGTACAAAATAATTTTTACAAAGAAGTAAATAAACAATTTGTCAAGAGAGTAAAAAGAGTTCTAAGATAAAGGCAAATTTAGTATCAAGGCAAATTTACTTTTGATGCAAATTTACTTTTGCTGCAAATTTACTTTCAAGGCAAATTTATAATCAAGGCAAATTTATATCTTGAATCAAAAAATCACCGCAAGAAAAAAAAAGAAAAGAACAACAACAAAAAGAAGCAACAAAGAGAAAAAAGCAACCATGAGAAGCCTTGTATTGCATTATAAATATAAATATATAGTAAAGCATACTTTTAATGTTAAAACGTCTTAGAAAGGCTCTAAGGCTCTCCTATATATTCAAGGCATAAAAAAAGGCGGTAATAATACCGCCCTTTGTTAGTTAGATTAAATTATTTTTTTTAATCTCTATCCATGTCTATGATGCCGTCATACTTTCCATGCTCAACATCTATTTGATAATTATATAAAGCACTCTCACAATCCCATAAAGCCTGGTATATCCTTGCTGGCTCTGTTGCAGTTTCGCCAGTATATTGAAACTGGTTATGCTTCTCGGCTAACTTGTGAAGGCTCATAAGCATATTTTTTATGTTTTTTAGTTCTAGCTCTCGGTCAAATTGTTTAAATTCGTGCTTAGTCATTCCCGCTCTATTTAATCTTTTCATTATTTCACCCCCATATCAATACAAAAATTTATAAGTTTGCTTTCTAGTTTAAGCATAGTATCTTCATCAATATGATAATGATTAAGAGCCTTGATAATGTAGCCGTGGCATACTTCTTTCGCATCGTCCATATCCCACCAGCCAAGAAACTCTTGCTCCATGTCTGATTTTATTTCTTGATATATTAATGCTTCTAATTCTGCCTTGTCGTTGTGCAGCACTTCTTCTGATAGTTTAATAGTGCTTTCTAGTTCTTGTATTCTTGACATTATTTTACCCCCTTATTAATTTTAATTTATGCCCCTGATCTGCAAGGCGTTGATATTTATCTTGCATAGTTGTAAGACATGAACCCCTAAAAGCTACAAAGCCCTTAAGAGTTCCATTGTTTATTATTAGTTTATATTTCATTTATGCCACCTCTATAGATTTAAAA